GTAATTGAAGCAGAAGACGTCAATGATATCCCGATTGAGTACCTGATCGTCGAGGCTAAGGTCGATAAGAAAAAGATTGCTACTGACATCAAGGCCGGGGTAGATCTTCATGCGTTTGCACATCTGGAACAAAGTAGAAGTTTAAGAATTAGATAAGAAATACCGGGATGCTGAAAGTGGTAAGAGCAATCCCGGCACTTGAAAGTATTTATATGCACTGTGATTTTATCACAGAGAAAGCGAGGGAACAATGGCTAAAGTAATCGGCATCATGGGCGAATCCGGCTCAGGAAAAACAACTGCTATGCGGAACCTGCCGCCAGCAGAAACGTTTTACCTTGACTGCGACAAGAAGGGCCTCAACTGGAAAGGGTGGAAATCTCAGTATCTTCCGCTTGCGAACAAAGAAAACACTGACAAGGGATTTTATTTGTCAAATGACAATTTTTCAATCGCATCCAGTACGCTCCGACATATCAATGAGGACGAGCGATTCAAACGAATCAAGTATGTGGTCATCGACACTCTGAACGGGTTAATGGTGGCAGAAGAGATGAGGATCTTGGCGATGCAGTCCGGAGATAAACGCTCTGCATGGTCTGATCTGGCGCAGAATGGATGGGCGCTTATCAACCAGGCTCTGGAACTCAGAGAAGACCTGACTGTTATCATCCTCTGTCATTCAGAAACAATCTCTGACGATAATGGAATCATCAGAACCAGAATTAAGACAAATGGCAGAAAACTGGAAAAGCTTGTCCTGGAATCGAAGATGACCACAGTTGTCTGGTCAGTCCGGCAGGATGGCAAATACAAATTCATTCTGTCAGCTGACGGATGCACTTGCAAAGTTCCTCTGGGAGCTTTTGATACAGATGAATGTGAAAACGACATTATGATCGTAATTAAGGCTTTAGAAGAATATTAAACAGGAGGATAAATATGAAACCAATCAACAACTACGATAAAGTACAAGGCTATGCAACCGGAGCATCGCAGCTCCCAGTCGGGGGTTACATTTTCAAAATCACCGGAGTCCGGTACGAGAACGGGCAGAACGGAACCTCTGACAGAATCATCATCGCGTTCGATGTGGCAGATGGCGAATACACTGGATTCTTCAAAAAGAAATTCGATTCTGACATGAACGAAGACAAGAAATGGAAAGGCACAACTACTCTGTATGTTCCCAAAGAAGACGGATCAGAGCAGGACACATGGACGACCCGGAAAATGAAAACTTTCACGAATGCCCTGGAAGATTCAAACCAGAACTATCACTTTGACTGGGATGAAAACAAATGGAAGGGCCTCCTGATCGGCGGCGTCTTCGGTGAAGTTCATACTGTGATCGATGGCAAGCAGATCAAGTACACCACCTTCAAGTCAGCACATTCTGTAGATGACATCCGCAAGGGCAACTTTAAGTTACCGAAACCGCAGTACAAGAATGGAGCCATGCCGCAGATCCCAGCGTCTTTGATGCCGACCGGCAACGATGGGTTTATGTCACTTGATGGCGATGATGATGAAGGAGTTCCGTTCTAAGATGGATGCATTTCAAATTGAAAGCTGCCTCAAATCTATGCAGATCTTCATTGATTCCAACGAACAACAAACAGAGCAGGCGCGGAGAAGGTATTCCTCTTTCTCCGTGCCGTATATCCGCCAGAAACTCGATTATGGTGATTATACTTACAACTTTACGCTCCCAGATGGAAAGCCTCTCCACGTTGAAAATACGAGGGTCTACGGGGATGTTGTAATCGAAAGAAAAATGTCTCTGACGGAATTATCAAGCAATCTCTGTCAAGAAAAAGCCAGGTTCAAGCGTGAGTTCCAGCGGGCCAAAGAACACGGAGCGAAGATCTATTTGTTAGTCGAAGACGCCTCCTGGGAGAAGCTGATGCATGGACGATACGGAACCAGATTTCATCCGAATGCTTACATGGCAGCTCTTCTGGGGATCATGGCGGAGTTTGATATCTCTCCAATATTCTGTCAAAAAGAGCTGTCAGGCAAGATGATTAACAACATTCTGTACAGAGAACTTCGGAAAAGGTTGGAGCGTGGGGATTATGGCTAATAACTACGGAGACAAGGGCTGGATCAAGCTCTGGCGGGCAGAAATGAACAATCCTCTGTATTCTGAAGAGCCATTTGATAAGTGGCATGCGTGGATGGATTTGTGCATGAGGGCGGACAGTGACGGGACAGTTAAAACATCCCTTGAAACCTTGAAAAATCAATGGTTTTGGGGATCAAGAATGAAGGTGTCGAGATTTTTGGTTACACTTAGCGAGACAGGCCTTGTGACAGTAAAAAGCACTAGGAACAAGGGTACTCTAATCCGCATAAATACTGGAAATTCTGCAAATAAGAATCATAGGCGAAAACATGCAAACGAGACAGCAAGCGAGACAGTTTCTGTGAATGAAGAAGTACTTCCTAAAGAAGTAGTAGGGGTGACTTCTTTAGAAATCAGTCACCCTACTAACAATAATAAAGAAATAATTACGGAGGAACCAGATGATGAATATGGATATGAATAATGAATTTTATCACTATCAATCTGGCGACGCTGAGCGGTTTGCTTCTTGTATTGGCAGAGTGTTCAAGCGTAGAGGTGCGGAACTGATTTTCAAGAGTTGTCCATACTGTGATGGCGGCGGCAATCATGATAAAGATACCTTTTCCATCAATACAGAAACCGGGCAGTTTGAATGCAAGAGATCCTCCTGCGGGGCGAAGGGAAACATCATTACTCTTGCCAGAGACTTCTCTGATCGGTTTTCTCTGGGGGATGCTGTGAGCATCTATTACAACATCAACGGAGCTGGCAACCGTTTCAAGCAGTTCAAGGATGCTCACAAGAAGATTGAGGTCAGAGATCCGGCAATCGAATATTTGAAGAGCAGAGGCATTCCAGAAGAGATTACGAAGAAATACGAAGTTACCACAAAAGAAGATGAACCAAATATCCTGTGCTTCCCATTCCGAGACGAACATGGAGATATCGTCTTTGTAAAGTATCGAAACACAGAATTCACCAAAAACAGCAAAGGAAGTAAAGAATGGTGCATTTCCGGAAACTACAAAAAAATTCTGTTCGGCATGTATCAATGTGAAGACTTCGGAACGCTGGTTATTACAGAGGGCCAGATCGATTCACTCAGCTGTGCAGCTGCAGGCATTAAGAATGCCGTCTCTGTTCCGACTGGAAAGAATGGATTTACATGGAAGCCTAATGTCTGGAACTGGTTAGTTAAGTTTGAGGAGATTGTTGTTTTTGGAGATAAAGAGGGCGATGAAATAACTCTGGCAGAACCAATCACGCAGTTCTTCCCTAAAAAGGTCAGGATCGTAAAGCCTTCCAGCTATCAGGGATGTAAAGACGCTAATGAACTGCTGCAGAAATGTGGTGCAGAAGCTCTGGTCAAAGCAGTAGAAGAGGCAGAGCCACAGGTTAACCTCCGGATCAAGAATCTGGCAGAAGTGGAAAACGTAGATCTAGACAAGCTGCCGCATTATCCGACAGGCATCAAAACTCTGGATGAAACCATCGGCAAAGGATTCCACGAAGGCGAACTAATCATCCTCACCGGAAAATGCGGAGAGGGAAAAAGCACTTTTGCCAGCCAGATCGTTGCAAAGATGATACAGAACGGTTTGAAAGTCTTCTGCTATTCCGGAGAGCTGCCAGATTATACGTTCAAGTCATGGATCGACAAGCAGATCTGCAATGGAGCAAACACAGAGGCCGCCAGAAATGCCGCATCCGCTTTTTATGACAAGAAATGTTACATCTATGACAATAGTTCTGTAGTCGATGAAAAAGAAGAGGTTTTTGACCTGATTGCACAGGCCGTCAAAAGTCTGGGATGCAAATTCATTTTGATTGACAATCTGATGGTGGCCATGGAGCTGAAGGCTCAGGAAGATCTATACAGGCAGCAGTCCTCTTTTGTTACTAAGCTTACGAAATACGCAAAAGGCTTCAACGTCATCATCATGCTTGTGGCGCATCCAAAAAAAGGCGATTCAGACGAGAATGATTCTATCTCCGGTTCTGGAGACATTACCAACAGAGCCAATGTTGTTATCAGATACCAGAGAAAATCCAAAAAGCTGGAAGATGATAATAAGTCGCTAATCAAAATCACGAAGAATAGAACAACCGGCAGACTGAACTGGGACGGCATTGAGGTCGAGTATGAACCGCTATCAATGAGAATTCATGAACCGGGAACTGCGACAGAGCCGATGCTGCAGCTGCCAGAATCAGCACAATGGATCCAGGCAGCAGATGATATGGATGATATTCCATTCTAGGAGGCGAAAATGGACAAATTACATCGCGAACATGACTTTGTACAGAATATGTGGAAATTCATGAAATGGGCCGAGACAAATCATGCAGAAACAGAAGAGTTCTGGGCGCAAGCAGAAGAATATGCAGCCAAGCTGGAACATGATTATGACAACATGAGTTTTGTACCGGACTGGATCGCCAGTTATTTGAAGTTCTTAGATCAGGAGGCCGCCTCATGAATTACCAAAAACAACTAAAACACGCCGAGCAGGCCCTATCAAAAGAGATGAACAAGCAGATCGAAATCATCTATCCTGCCTGTGCTGTTGTCTGGTGGCGTGATTACGGCTGGCGAGCCTTGCGGATCAACCGGCGTTTTGAGACCAGCAGCCAGATCTGGCACGAATGCGCTGATTACGGGCCAGAGAAGTCGATGCTTCAGATGCTTGAAGAAGAAACCGGGATCGACCTGCAGCTGTCCGGCTATCGGGATTGGCATGATCTGCAGTACGTTGACAGCAGAGCCTGGGATGGACAGCCAATCACATTGCCAGCAGCGGTCCGCATGAGAGAGATGCAGAAAACATGGATCGCACCACTGTTGCTTGCATGTATCTGCCTCACATTGTACCGGGACGAGCACTGGGGAGCAGAGCGGATCAGCCGGTTCATTGCTCTGGTGGATCAGCTGAGGCAGGAGATCGGGGAGAGACCGGACGACTTTGAGGAACTTATGACAGAGGTAACAGGTATGGAGGTGAAATGGGAGGTATGAATTACGAAGCGAAACACGACGAGGGGAAATTACAGCTATCTTTGGTTCCGGTGCAGATCATCCGGGATATCGCAGAGGTACGCATGTTTGGAAATGCTAAGTACCATGATCCGGATAACTGGCGCACGGTAGAAAAGCAAAGATATGTTGACGCACTTCTTCGTCACCTGCTTGCCTATCTGGAAGACCCAGACGGAGTAGATGAAGAGTCTGGTATCGAACATTACAAGCATGCGGCTTGCAACATGGCATTCATCTGCGAGTTGGAGAGAGGAAAGCTATGAAGACTTGTAGCACATGTCGCTGGTGGGGAGATCGTCCGTGTATTCTTTGCCGGAACCGGAATAGTGCAGAGTTTCTGGAAGAGAAGAGGCCGGATGATTGTTGTGAATGTTGGGAGGAGAAAGATGAAACATATCATGGGCAACAGTCCTAAATGCAATGAATGCCTGTACTGGAGAGATCCGGAACCGTGGGAGAAGTGCAAGCTGGATGGGTGGTGCACCAACAAGCAACAACTGAGCACAGACATTGCCGGAAAGAAGCGGAAGAATCCGCCGGAGAAGGAAGCTGTGAATTGGCATGACTCATGCTTCTGCTGGGAGGATGCAGAGTATCCGCACATCAATCACTTTGAGGCAGCAACGTGGAAGCCTGATCCGAACCGGAGCGAACTGGAACAGATGGTGATTGCAGATGCGATAGCAAAAGCACGGGAAGAGCAGAAGGATCTGGATTAGTATTACCGGAGGAAGAAGGAAGAGAAATGGGAACAGTAATAATCGTGGCGATCGTGATAATGATAATTATTGCGGTCGGGGAGGGAATAGGTAAGAAGTGATGGAAGATTCAATTAAGGCTTTTGCATACATGATGTTTAACGATCAGAGTGACATGACAGAATGCCACCAGTGTCCATATTATGACGCAGATAACTGGAGTATGGAGTGCCTTGGATGTCCAATCGTTATGAAATACGCGAAGGAGGAAAAGTCATGGACGAGTTGAAACCGTGTCCGTTCTGCGGCGGAAGTGTGCATTTTGTACGGGGATTGGATGGCGATGCTGTCGGTATTTGCTGTCACCAGTGCAAGGCCCTGACGAAGTTTAAGATCGTGATGGGCAAGAATGAGACCTTTGGAGAAAATGCAGAAAAATGGCAGAAAGCATGGAACAGGAGGACGAGCAATGAAGTATAAGTATTTGTTTATAGTGGTTGTAATTCTTGCAATGGTATTCATTTTATCCGGATGTGATTACAAACACGTTGATGTTTCTGAAGAGCAAGGCGAAAATTCAAGATTTGTGATTGTTGAGAAAACATACACCTGGGGAGTGGTTAGAGATAAATATACTGGTGTGATGTATGTAGTTTCTCGTGGAACCTATAACAGCGGTAATTTTACCGTGCTAATTAATGCAGATGGCACACCGATGATTTGGGAGGGGGACGAGTGATGAGCGTGTATAGAGTCACTGCTACACAGACTTATTATGTAGAGGCAGATACACCAGAAGAAGCGCAGATGTATTTTGTCGAGGAGGATGATGAGCATGTAGGCATCGGGTTTACGGATGTGATGAGCGTTGAATTAGTGGAGGAGGGCGAGTGATGAGTGAACTTATAGCGGAATTACATCTGATTGCACAACAAATTAATGGTTTGAGGTTTTGGTTTCTCATATTCGTTCTCCTCTTTGTACTGTTCGCACTTTTTAAGAAGATGAGTTAGGAGGACAAATGATGGATGTGATTAACAGACAGGACGCAATCAACTCACTTGGCGAAGAACCAGAAGTCTGGTTTGATGATGATAATGGCGATTACGACCGGGGCATGAGAGCGCAATGGAGGTTAGATGTGGATGCATTGCAGGCTGTCCCGTCCGCAGCACCAGAAGAAGTAATACCCCATCGAAACTACAAATATTTCTCAGATTATTGGTGCAAATGCGGTTGGCATCTTGGGAAAAAGGGCGATGTGAAATACTGCGCTGAATGCGGAAGAAAGGTGAAGTGGGATGGATGATTTAATCGGCAGAGAGGTGGCAATATCCGCAATTGAAAAATGGGGTCTTATTGACGGGCTATCAGAAGGTCAGGCTATAGAAATCTTAGCAGACAAAGAGAAAGTGCCATCCGCACAGTCAGAGATCATCTATTGTAAGGATTGCAAAAAGAATAATATTTCAGTGGAGGATACACGGGATCAATACAAAAAATGGTGTCCATTAGTTGCATATAGAGGCAAGGCAGAAGGACATGAGTTTGATTATCAGTTTTGTGCTTTCGCAGAAAGGAAAACAGATGATTGTGAAAAATAAACAAGAGGCGATTGATGTAGTTGCAAATGCAATTTGGCATTATCCGAACCACAACTTTTTGAATGTATACGATAAGGCTTATGAGTTAGCAGAATATGCATTAAGACAAGTTGTATGGGAAGAGCCAGAGCGGGAGACTGGGCGGTGGATTGAACTCACCAATACCAATCATACTTATATATGTTCGGTATGCGGAAGAATGTTGGTAAATATCACTGATGGTAAAAACATGGTATCGAAAAATTATCCATTCTGTCACTGCGGAGCAAAGATGGAGGTGGAAGAATGATAAGAGATGAGCAATGTAAAAAAGTATGTCGAATTTTAGATAATGCATTAGAAAATCGTCCGACAGAAAGAGATTTTTTAATTGTAGCGGTCGAGAAAGCGTTTAATCAATTAAAACAATCGGAACTGGTAAAGCAATCGGAACAGAAGTGGATTCCTTGCAGCGAGCGACTTCCAGCCGAGAACGGAAACTATCTGGTGACTGCCGTCTGGGATGGGAAATTAGATGTAGATATGGACTACTTCCAATTCGGTTGTATGTGGGATGATTACGGAGACAACGTCATTGCATGGATGCCGTTGCCGGAATCATTTGTAGAGGAGAGCACGGATGAAATGGGAAGAATTTAACAGCGATCTGGCTGTGGCAAAGCGGTATGTCCTGACAGACATCCAGTGCCCGGTCTGTGGAGAGCGGATCTATATGGATACGGGAATGGTACTTACTACATTCCCGGAACAATATCAGTACGAGTGCGTGCATTGTGGATGGTACGGTGGATCGCACCGAAAGTGGGAGGCAAAACCATGAACAGTAACACACTGGAAATCGGTCTGGCAGAGACAGCGATTCTGCAGGCCGGAGTTAAGAAGCTTTCGCAAGACGGCCTCAAACCGTCAGACAGAATGATATGTGAGCAGTTGATGTACAAGTTAGAACTTGCATTCAGCGGACTCAAGATTCGAGTAGATATTGAAGGTAAGAAGTAATGACCGCTAAGGAATATCTTCGCCAGCTATGGCAGCTGGATCGGGAAATCGATATCAAATACCAGGAATTGGAACATCTGCGTATGAGCATTGGCATCCGTGCACAGCCAGATCCGAATGAGAATGTCGGACACTCTGGCAGTACATCAGACCCAGTAGCAGACGCAGCCGTCAAGATCGCAACCATGGAGCAGCAGCTGAACCGCAAGATCGACAGGCTGATCACTCTGCGCCAGAAGATCACAGAGCAGATTGACGGCATAGATAACCGCACCTACCGGAACATACTCACCTGTAGATACGTCCTTATGCAGACATGGGATCAGGTGGCAGAGTCCGTGGGTTATGATACCCGGCACTGCACCCGGTTACACGGCAAGGCGCTCCAGGAATTTGCCCGCAAGTATATGTCCTGAAATATATGTCCTACTATGTCCATGTTTCTATATGGTATATTGTAGGCGGAAGATCAGACAGATCCGATGACTTTTTCATCGACAATAATCCTTCGCAAAAATGGCGGAACATTTCCCAGAGAAATCTCCGTCATTTTTGTTGCAGAAAAATGGCCAGAGAATTTGCAGGAAATTTCTACAAAACAAAAGCCTGGAAAAATACCAGGGAAACATACGCCAGAAGTGTCGGAGGATTATGTGAGATATGTTGGGCTAATGGCCTCATCGTTGCCGGGGAAATCGTTCACCACAAAATTCCTCTGAATCCGGAGAACATAAATAATCCACACATAACCCTAGACCCTGCAAATTTGCAGCTTGTCTGCAGAAATTGTCACGCAATGTTGCACAAAAATGCGGAAACCGGAAGGCGATACAGAGTCGATTCGGACGGGAATGTGATTATTTCCTCCCCCCTTTCGTGAAAATTTTGAAATTTTTCCCGGGACCGGTGGGGTTACCTTTCTTTTGCAGATTACGAGAGAGTAAAACAGATGTGAGCCGAAATAACCATATTTACGAATACTATCAAAAAATAAAAGACGGAAGCATCATAGTCGGCGAGTATGTCCGCCAGATCTATGAGTATCTGGTGCATGGATTAGAGGATAAGCTGTTTTACTTCGATGGCAAAAAGGCAAATGCAGCCATTGAATGGATTGAAAATCATTGTTTTCATGTTGAGGGGCCGCTTGCTCCGGGAAGGTTCTTGTTGGAGCTGTGGCAGAAGGCTCTGATCTCTGCCATGTTCGGAATTGTGGATAATAAGGGGAACCGGCAGTTCCGGGAGGTTGTTCTGGTGGTGGCCCGGAAGAATGGTAAGTCTTTACTGGCTGCTGCAATCGCAGATTATGAGTTCCGGATCGATGGCGGGTATGGTTCCAGAGTTTATTGTGTTGCTCCGAAACTGGATCAGGCAGAGATCATTTATGGCAATACCTGGCAGATGATCTGGCTGGATCCAGAGCAGCAGGAGCTGAAGCTGGAGATAGAACAGAGTAAGGACGCACATAATAAGAAAACGGCAGACGACTCCGGAGTGATCCGGCACAGGCAGACGGATCTGTATTATCCGGAGACCAACAGCACGTTTAAGAAGATTGCGTTCTCTGCGAAGAAATCAGATGGCTTTAACCCGTCGCTGTGTATCTGTGATGAGATTGCATCATGGGAAGGCGACAAGGGACTGAAACAGTACGAAGTCATGAAGTCCGGTATGGGAGCAAGGCCGGAGCCCATCCTGTTCAGCTGCTCCACATCCGGATATATCAATGACAGTATATATGATGAGCTGGTGGCACGATCTACCAGATTCCTCAAAGGCGACAGTAACGAGAAACGACTGCTGCCTTTTTTATATATCGTAGATGATGCAACGAAATGGAACGATATTAACGAACTGCAGAAAAGCAATCCGAACCTGGGCGTATCGGTTACTGTCGATTATTTATTGGAGGAGATTGCAGTCGCAGAGGGTTCGTTATCGAAGAAAAGAGAGTTCCTGTGCAAGTATTGCAATATTAAGCAGAATTCTTCGCAGGCGTGGCTGATGGCTCAGGACATTGCTGGTTGCTTCGGGGATGAGCTGCATCTGGAAGATTATCACAGATGCTACGCGGTTGGCGGTATCGACCTATCGCAGACAACAGACTTGACTGCTGCCGTGCTCTGCATTGAGAAGAATGGCGTCATAAATGTGTTCGCGCATTTCTGGCTTCCAGAGACCCGAATCGATGAAGCATCCGCACGGGATAACGTACCGTATCGGATCTACATGCAGAAGGGCTGGCTGAGCGCATCTGGCGAGAACTTCATTGACTATCACGATTGTCAACAGTGGTTTGATACGTTGCTGAGCAAGTACAAAATATATCCGGTTCAAATCGGTTACGATAGATATTCCAGTCAGTATCTGGTGCAGGAGATGCAGCAGATCTACCAGATGGATGACGTGTATCAGGGCAATAATCTGACGCCGGTCATCCGGGAAGTTGAAGGTCTGATCAAAGACAAGAAATTCAACTTCGGCAACAATGATTTATTGAAAATTCACCTTTTGAATTCTGCTCTGAAGATGGACGTAGAGCTGAACAAGGTGAAGCTGGTGAAGATATCACCAAAGGAACACATAGACGGCACAGCGGCATTATTAGATGCCATGTGCGTGAGACAAAAATGGTGGAGCCAGATTGGTTACAGGCTCCAGAACAAGGACAGATAATTATGGGACTTTTCCAGAAGCTATTTCCTGGCAGGACGGCAGCCAAACAGGCCATGTCCTACTTCCAGACGCTTAATATGTATACGCCGAGCTTTACGGACTGGCGAGGCGCGATCTATGAGTCGGAGCAGGTGCGCTCTGCAATCGATGCGCTGGCCCGGCATTCTTCGAAGCTTGCTTTTACGATGTCAGGAGCTGCGAAACCAGCACTGCAGACTAAACTGAAACATGCGCCGAATGAATTCCAGACATGGAGCCAGTTTCTGTATCAGGCCCGGACGATTTATGAAGTGGATACGACTCTGTTCATCGTCCCAGTGTTTGACAGGTTCGGGGATGTTACCGGCGTATATCCTGTTACTCCGGTGAATGCCAGCGTGAAGGAAGTAAACGGAGTAGTTTATCTGGTCTATCAGTTTGATGCCGGACAGACTGCTGCGATCGAGCTAAGCCAATGCGCTCTCTTAACGAAGTTCCAGTATCGCCGCGAATTTTTCGGAAGTGGTAACGATGCCCTGAAGAATACGATGGATCTGATTGCGATTCAGAACCAGGGCATTAAGGAAGGCATCAAAAACAGCGCATCGTTTCGGTTCATGGCAGAACATAAGCTGATGACAGATCCAGAAGATCTGGAGAAGGAGCAGAACCGATTCACAGAGAAGCATCTGTCCGGTAAGTCGGGATTTTTGCTATTCCCGAATCATTACACCAACGTCCGGCAGATCGAATCGAAGCCGTTTGTTGTGGATGCTGAACAGCAGAAGTTGATTAATACCAACGTCTACAATTACTTCGGAGTGAATGAGGACGTGATGCAGAATAAAGTTACCGGAGATGGATGGTCTGCATTTTATGAAGGCGCGATTGAACCGTTCAGCATCCAGCTGAGTGAGTGTCTGACGAAAATGCTGTTTAGCTTGACCGAACGATCCTATGGAGCGGCGGTCATGTTCACATCCAACCGGATGCAGTACATGAGTAATGTGGACAAGCTGAACGTGTCTGCGCAGATGGCGGACAGAGGAATCATGAATCGTGATGAAATCCGCGAGATCTGGAATCTCCCGCCGATCCCGGACGGCTCCGGACAGACATATATCATCCGGGGAGAATATTATGATGCTTCAGAAAAAGTAAATGACGGAGGAGGTTCTGAAAATGGAACTGAATAAAACTATAGAACAGAAATTGAATGAAAACAGAAGCTACAGAGATACTCATGCTTTTGAAGTCAGGATTGTTGACGATGCTCCGGATCAGAAGATCGTCAGAGGATACGCTACTACATTCAATGAGCCATATGAGCTTTTCAATTATGACAATTGGGAAGGGTACAGAGTTCATATTCTGGAACAGGTGGATCCGAATGCGTTTGCTGAATGTGACATGTCCGATGTGATCATGCAGTACAACCATGAAGGTCGAGTATTCGCAAGAACAAGTAATCAGACACTGTCTTTAAGGACAGACGCTCATGGCTTACTGGTCGAAGCAGATCTGGGAGGCACGGAGATCGGCAGAAATTTGTATGAAGAAATTAAAGGTGGTTACACAACTCGCATGAGCTTCGGCTTTACTGTATCAAAGGACAGCAGAACTGAGGACAGAGACGATGAAAATAAAGTGTTAACAGTTACCCGTACTATTACCGGCATCAGTAAATTGTGGGATGTATCAGCTGTAAGCATCCCGGCCAATGATGGTACGGAAATTTCAGCACGGAGTTATTGTGACGGAGTGATCGCAGAACTCACGGAGGAGTTCCGGAAGGCTGAAGAAGAAAAGAAGAAACATGATGATCAAGTCAAACGAGTGAAAATACTTGTTATGACCACATTAACTGCGATGGAGGCAGAATATGGAAATTAAAAATGTGAGTGCTTCCGAACTTCGTGACCGCATGGCTGAAATTGGCAATCTGATTGATGCCGAAGGTGCAGACATTACGGCACTGGAGACAGAAGCAAGAGAAATCAAAGAAGAGCTTGAATCCAGGATCGCTGCTGAAGCTAAAAAAGAAGAGCTTCGGAAGATGGTCGCTGAAGGAAAAGCTCCGGAAGAAAAAGTAATTGAAACACAGGAGGAAAGAAAGATGCCTGAACTTAAAGAGATCAGAAGCTCACAGGAATATGCAGCTGCATATCTGAATATGTTAAAGACTGGCGATGATGCCGAATGCCGTGCACTGCTGACAGCAGACGCTACAGCAGCGACCGGTTATGTTCCGGTTCCGACAGCTCTGGAGAACGAGATCCGGACTGCATGGGAGCAGCATGCTATTATGGGTCTGGTGAAGAAATCTAACTTCAAAGGCCATGTCAAAGTCGGTTTTGAACTGACTGCTTCCGGTGCTGCTGTACATCTGGAAGGTGATAGCGCACCGAACGAAGAGACAGTAACTCTTGGTACTGTTGAGATCAAGAATGAAATGATCAAGAAATGGATCTCCGTATCTGATGAGGCTCTGGAAGGAACCACTGTTGATACCATGGGATACATCTTCAAAGAGATCGCTCATAAGATCACCGAGAAGGCAGAAGAGATCCTGATTGGTAAGATCACCGCTGCAGGTACTGCTGCAACTGCTACTGCTGTTGGTGTTCCGAAGCTCCAGGATAATCCGGCTGCGGATACTGTATGTCAGGCGCTGGCTCTGCTGTGTGGACAGGCTGGAAACATCCATATCGCAATGAACAGAGGAACTTATCCGGCATTCCGTGCTATCGAGCTTGGTGCTAACTACGGCATCGATGTGTTTGAAGGTCTGAAAGATCGTATTGTCTATACTGATAAGCTTCCGGCTTACTCTGCAGCTACCACTGGCGTTACCTATATGATCGTTGGTGACTTCAGCGGCGCTCAGGCGAACTTCCCTAACGGGGACTCTCTGCAGATCCTGACTGATCCGTATACTGATGCTACCAAGGATCTTGTAAGGGTTATCGGGCGTGAGTATGTCGGCATGGCTGTTGTTGCTGATAAGCATTTCGTCAATGTTACCAAAGAAGCTGCACCGGTAACGGGCTGAGAGGTGACCGGCGATGAAGTATAAGGTTATATCACCTTTTGCGGATCGTTATAATACCAAAATTCAGTATGCAGTCGGAGATATTGTTGACTGGGATGACCAGGAACGCATCAAAGACTGCACTGACAGAGGTTTGATCAAGGCGATCCCCGAAAAGGCAAAACCGAAGACAACCAGAAAGCCAAAAGCCACAACAAAATAAGGAGCGTATGTATGAGAACATTGATAGCAATTCCTTGCATGGATCAGGTTCCGGCGTTATTTGCGCAGAGCCTGGTGACAATGCGGATGGTAGGGGAGTGCCAAGTAGCATTCCAGATAGGATCATTGATATACACAAGTAGGGACGATTTAGCCAGATATGCCATGAAAGAAAAGTTCGATTATGTTTTATGGCTAGATTCTGACATGGTTTTCCCTGATGACTTTCATGAGCGTATGCTCAAAACAATGACAGATAACAATCTGGATATTCTGTCTGGCATCTACTATAAACGTAAACCACCATACAGCCCTGTGTTATTTGACAAAATGAAGCTTAAAGGCAAGACATGGGATTATTCTTGGGTGGAAGATATACCGAGCAGCTTATTTGAAATTGAAGCTTGCGGATTCGGCTGTGTACTGCTGAAAACAGAGGTTCTGTTGAGCGTGCAGATGAAGCACGGGTATATGTTCCATCCGATGCAGAACGGCGGGGAAGATGTAGCATTCTGCTGCCGCGCGAGGGATTGTGGCTATAAGATCATGTGCGATCCGAGCATTGTATGTGGTCATGTTGGCAATGTGGTCATTACAGACACTCTTTATAAACAGTATCAATTATTAAAAGATACAAAATAAGGCAAAACAGGCTTAAAA